TTGGGATAGGCGCCCCGTCGACGCTCAGGCGGTGGAGCGTCGACCGGCTTGAACGGGAGATTGAGGCACAAGAGGCCGAGTAAATGAAACACGTTGTGGTATGCGGCGCCTTTGGGATCGGCAGTGTCGGCGATGAAGCTGGGTTGCGCGTGCTCGTTGATATACTCAACGATGCTACCGTTACAGTGCTGATGCGTAATCCCGATTCAGAATATGGGCGCCGATACGGTGTGCGTGTACATCCAAAGCTGGAACATGCCACGCGCGAGGCAGCACATGGACGCATTTTCCGAGGACTTAATGCCGGTGATGATCCACGGCCGATTGAGGAACTCCTGCGGCTTCTTCATACTGCGGATCTGCTCGTTCTTGGCCCGGGCGATTTTTTTAACGAGGATTGCCTGGGGGTGATGCGTGGGGCGTTGGCTGAAATGGCCGTTATGGCGTGGCTTGCCGAATGGGCCGGGGTACCCGTGATGATTTATGCAGCGAGCGCACGGCTGCTCACGCAGACGTATACAATCGCCCAGGCGCGATATCTGCTCACCATGGCGAAGAGCGTTACTATCCGTGACCATTTGTCGATTGGACTTTTGGCCGATACCGGACTTCCTATCGACAAAATTCGCGAATGCCCTGATCCAGTTTTGTGCATGCCCGAGCATGATCGCTTGCCGGAGATTGCGGAACAACTTACACCGCCGGTACTTGCGGTCTCCGTTCGTTGGCTGGGGTATAAGGGAGCGGAGATTCAGGCAAAATACCGGGAGATGGTGCGCGGCATCTGTGCACGTTGGGAAGGCTCAATCATCACAATTCCGCAGTTTGTTTCGGATGACGGATATCCCGATGATCGACAGGAAGCGCGCGAAATATTGCCAAATGCAATACATATTGACACGTCAGGTCTCTGCCCATGGGAAATTGAAAGCTATTATCGTCTGGCGGATCGCGCGTTGGTAACGCGATTGCATGCCGCCGTGTTCTGTCATCGCGTGGGCATTCCGTTCGCATCGATTGCCTATGAGCCAAAGGTTGAAGGGTTTCTATGTGGTATCGATCACTTGGTATGTTACCCGACTGATGATGTGGATACGGTATGGGATGTATTAAAAGAGGCCAGGCGATCAAGACAGATGCCAGCCATCAATGCCAGCGTTTATCGGGATGCAATAAACGAGGCAATGGGCTCACCGGGAGCCGGGAATGAGTAGCGTACTGATTCTCGGCAACGGCATCTCGCGATTGCTCTACGAGGACATGATCAAATCATGGTCCGGGGAATTGTGGGCCTGTAACTATGCCTACCTCGAATGGGGCCACAAGCTGACCCGGCTTACCGGGCATACCGACGTTATCATGAAAGCAGCGAACTATCGCGAAAAGAATCACCACTCTTTCGATATCTGGACAGGCAACCTGGGCGCGTCCCGCTTAAATGCGCAATATGTGAAGCATTTTACATGCCCTATGGAATTGAGAAAGGATTCCGGGACCACGCTCGTCGCTCAGGCGCTTACAGAGCACTTCGATGAGATATTGATCTGCGGCTATGACCTTGGCGGGCGGGATGTGTATTCACGAATGAACCATAAACGGAGCAAAAGCTCATGGGTGAAGCGGTGGGGTCAATTGAGACATATATTCCCGCTGCAATTTGAGAAATCAATCAAGTTTGTCGGTTATGACCATAAACCGCTGATTATGAGGAAAACCGATACTACCCTTTATGGCCGACGCTATATGCGCGGACTTCCGCACATTCCAGACCCGGCGTATATCGCTTTATTCAACCTGCTCTATGGGCAGGCGAGCTACTCACGGAGGATTGAGCCAATGGTAAAGGTTAGATATTTGAAAGGCGCTAAGTGCGGGTGGGAAAGACCGTATCCCGACGCGATCGCCAACAGGCTCGCGGCTCGGGGTGAAGTCGAAATTCTCGGGCCATTTGAAGAGACTAGCGAAGAACTTGAGATCGCCGCCGCCACGGAAATCACGAAGAACATGAAGAAGAGCACGCTCGTCAAGATAGCAAAAATTCGCGGTTACGACGGTGCAGAAAAGCTCACGAAAGCCGGGATTGTTAAGCTCTTTGAGAGCACCGAGCTCAAAGGCGAGGGGAGAATCGATTATGAAGGAGAGGTGATCGAATAATGGCGCAGAAAAAGCGCGACTATAAAAAAGAGTACAAGGATTTTCACGGCAAGCCCGCCCAGGTAAAGAACCGAGCGAAGCGCAATACTGCGCGGAAGGCAGCTGGATTGAAACCTGGCGATAAGCGCGAGGTCGACCATAAAAAACCGCTTTCAAAAGGCGGGTCGAACGGGCGCGGGAATCTCCGCGTGGTCTCGCGGTCAACGAATCGAAAAAAGGGTGCAGGGAGGTAATCTATGAGCATCGTAGTTGAAGACGGAACCGGTCTTGAAACCGCAAACTCGTATATCTCGCTTGCAGATGCCGACACCTATCATTCCGATCGTGCCAATACCGACTGGGACAGCGCAACGGAGGACGCACGTAATGCCGCGCTCATCAAGGCGACACAGTGGCTTGATGGCAGGTACCGGGATCGATGGGTTGGATACCGCAAGACTGATGACCAAACGCTTGACTGGCCGCGATACGACGCATACGACAGCGACGGATATTACCTCGATAGCGACGCGGTACCCGCCCGTATCAAGTATGCAGAAGCCGAGGCCGCGCTTGCAATCGTCGACGGTACCGATCTCAGCCCGTCGCTTGATCGCGGAGGCAAAGTAAAGCGCGAGAAAGTCGGGCCGATTGATACCGAATACTTCGATGGTGCGCCGGCGCGAACCGTGCTCACCGTAGTCTCTGATCTCGTCAAGGGATACGTGAGCGGCCCCGGGCTGAAGATCACGCTATGAATTATGCAGCACTCGCCGAGAAAGCGGCCGCCTCGATAGAGAAGAACGGCAAAGCCGCGACAATCGTGCGGCCGGGAAGCGAGGAGGGTTGGACAAAGAAGTTCAATATCAGTACCGGCGTGTGGTACTGGGAGAACGCTTCGGAGGAAATTGTCACCGATGATCCGGCTACCGCGACGGAAATCGAGTGCTACGTTCTCGAAGACCGATTCCAGATCCAGCATATCGACGGGACGCTTGTCAGGGAGAATGACCGCTTGTTTCTTTGTACTGCTCAGCCGGTTCTTGGCGACACGCTTGAAGTCGGGAGCGATTCGCTTACCGTGGTTCATGTAGTGCCCTTGCAGCCTGGTGATACGGTGATTTATTCAGAGGTTCAAGCAAGGTGAGCTTTACATCCGACCTTTCCCGGTTCGAGAACAAGGTAAAAAACCGCCTTCTTGTCGTGCCGAGGAAGGTAGCGCTTGAAGTACTCAGGCGCGTGGTGATGCGCACGCCGGTTGAGTCCGGACGCGCTCGCGGTAACTGGCAAACATCGGTAGGCGCTCCAATGGTTGGAGAGACAGGCCGCACCGACAAAAGCGGGGGAGCGACGATCGGAAGCGCGGTCCCGATTATCGAGAGTTGGGACGCGGCAAACGTCTCAATATTCCTTATGAACAACGTCCCATACATTCAGCGGCTTGAAGACGGTTACAGCGATCAATCACCAAGCGGCATGGTCAAGATTACCGTCGCCGAGTTTCAGGGGATTGTTGAGGCAATGGGCAGGGCAAGCGAATGACTTATGAAGCCGAAACACGTAGTGCACTATTAACGCAGTTGAAAACCGTGGTACGCGAGACGCTTATCGCGGAAGAAAATAAAGAGTTTAAGCCGTTGGACGGGATTCCGTGGGTACGCGAGACGCTACTCCCTGGTATTCCCGAGCGCGTGGAGATCATGCAAGACGGCCAATCGAGACAGGTAGGCGTGTATCAGATTGACGTGTTCACGCCTTCAGGGGACGGGCCTTCGATAGCAGATGCGATTGCAAAGACGATCGGTGACGCATTTGTAGCGGGCTCAGGGTATGGGTCGGATGTTGTCGTTCGAGTGAAGCGGGTCTATGCGATGGCCGCGCGCGAAGATGGCGACTGGTATCACAAACCGCTCATTGTCGAGTGGTGGATTATGGAGAGTTAAATATGAGTACAATTGCACAAGGCGCTCGGCGAAGAGTGCAGTATATCGAGGAAGGCGAGTGGGGTACGCGAGAAACTACCCCGGTAATGACAGTTATCCGCAACACTGGAGGTTCGGGGATCCAAGTTGCGCGTGACTCGCGGCAGTCGGCGGAGTTCAGATCAGACAGGGCGATTTCCGATGTCAGGCTTGGCGTTCAGAAGCCAACCTTTTCGTTGCCCTTTGAGCTTTCATGGGAAACCTTTGATGCTTTCCTCGAAAGTGCGCTTTTTGGAGACTGGGCGACGGGTGTCCTTAAACGCGGAACATCTGTTCACGCATTCGATATCGAAGAGGGATTCACCGACATCGATGTCTATTTGACCATGCTCGGGGCGATGGTCGACCGGTTTACCCTTGGCCTCAAGCCCGAAGGCGATATGATCACCGGGGCCTTCGATTTTGTCGGGAGTGAAATGGTAGATCCCGAGACGTCGAGCGGTGATGCCGATGCGACCGCGGCGAATACCAACCCCGTGTTCGATTCGTTCACCGGGTATCTCAAGAAAGATTCACCGGACTGGGGTGTTGTGACCTCCTTGGATTTGCAGATCGCGAACAATCTCAAAGCAAGTCGCGCGCTATTCAGCACCGGGACGCTTGGG